CCCATGCGATCGACGATGGTGTACCCCGCACGGAAGTCGCCGAAGGCACCGGACAGCGAGTTGGTGGCCAGGGAGGCGAAGTCCGCACCCATGCGAACCGGGTAACCCAGCAGGGTGGACGGCTGACCAACCGCGATGGACGGAATCCACAGCGGGGTGTCGTTGCCGGACAGGGCCAGGATCTTGCCGACCAGCTCACGACGCAGCAGCCAGGAGGCGTTGCCGTGGTAGAACTCCTTCAGAGCGGAGGTCACGGCGGTCAAGCCCGCGTAGGTCACGCCGCCGTTCGCACCGGAGCTCACCTGCTCGATCTGACCCCAGCTGGTGCCAGCGGTGTAGGTGGTCAGGCCGCGCGGCTTGCCGACGCCATCACCCACGATGAAGGCATTCGCCTCGGAGCGGGTGAACTTGTCGGCGACCTTGTTGCTGATCCACATCTCGATGTCGATGCCGCTGTCGTCCAGCAGCTTCTGCGAGGCACGGGGACGGGCTTCCAGCTCGTGAGTCACGATCGAACGCTTGCCGATCTGGGCCGTGGCGGTGTTGGCGTTGGTCTCCAGCTCAGCCACCCAGTTGGCGGTGAACTCGTTCGGATCCTCCAGCAGGTCCAGGGCATCGGAGCTGATGGTCTCGATGGTGGCCAGCTGACGCAGCGGGGTGGTCTCGAACTGGCGCTGGATGATGCGGTTGCTCATCTCCGGGGTCACGGTGTAGCCACCGTCCGGGTCGGAGCCAACGCTCAGGGCCTTGACTTCATCGTAGCTCAGGGCTTGCTCACCTTTGCGCAGCAGACGGTCCATGGCACCTTGGTAGGCCTTGAAGGCCTCGATGTCCACGTCTGCGTCCTTGATCTGCTCACCCTTGGGCAGCTCACCGCGGCGCTGCTTGACGACGTTGAAGAAGTGCTTGGCCTCCTTGAACTCATCGCCGTCACCGTCGCTCATGCCCAGGGCGGAGCGCTTGGCAGCCACTTCGATCTGATCGACGCGCTTGTCCAGGGCTTCCTGTTGCTTCAGGACGGTCTCGGACATCTTGTCCAGCTTCTCCTGGGTGATGACGTCGGCCTGGCCGCCTTTCAGCTCGTCCAGCTCCTTCTTGATCTCCTCGTAGGTGGAAACCATGTTCTCGTGGGCGGACTTCATCTCGCGAACGCCTTCGAGTACCTCGTTGACCTTGTCAGTTTCGATCGCCATTGCTAGGCTCTCCTCAGTTGGATGTGCAGTTGATGGTTTTCAACAGGTCGAGCGCCTCGTTCAGCTTGGCCTCGGCCTCTTCATCCCCAGCGTCCCACTGAGGCTCACGGATGCTGGCAAACGCCGTGGCATCCTTCTTGCTGAACCCTACCTCTCGCAGGGTTCGTTCAAACTCACGCTCCGTGTCGCAGGTCGCTAGCAGCGCCTGCACGTAGCTCTTGACCGTCTCGCCCATGTCCAGCGCCTTGAAGGGCGACTCCATATCGAGCTTGCTGTAGTAGCGCTCGAGGTGGCTGATGATCCGCGGTCGCTCGCCGCTAGGCACATCGACCCCGCCGCGCGCGCCAAGAACCGCACCGGCCGAGGCGAAGATGGCGCGAGGCACCACCGTCAGCTCACCGTTGATCACATCAGCGACACCCAGCTTATAGCTGGTCACCTGCTCAGGGTTCTCAGCGTCGTACCACAGGAAGGCGTGGCGGTACTTTTCCCAGTCCATGTCCTCGAGCGAGGAGCCGCCGCCAGCCCACTGTCGCACGCGAGCCTCGGCCGCTGCTCCGTCCCAGGCTCGACCGCGATCAGCGATCGGCAGATCTTGGAACGGCACCACCGACTTGACTCGGCTGATGGTCGCCTTGGGGTTGGCCGGAAAAGTGACCACGCTGATCTCCCAGAGATCGGCCTCCTTGATCACCCGCACACGCTTCTTCTCGTCGATCTCGTAGCCGTCGCGCGGGATGGCGAACCCAATGCTCATGGCGTCGATCGCGCCGGCCTTCATCAAGGCGTAAGCCTCGCGGGCCTGGTTCACGTCCAAGACCAACCGGCCCTTGACCTTCAGGCCGCGATTGTCCTCGGTGATCTCCTCCCACACCCCGATCGGTTGACGACGATCGTGCTGCCAGAGCAGCTTGACTTGCTTGGGCTTCTTTCGCTTCAGGCTCTTCGTGAAAGCGCCTTGGGCGATCACGTCGCGGTCTGAGTCCACATTGCCAAACGTACTGGCGTACCCGGTGAAGGTGCCGTCCTCGGCGACCTCTTTGATCTCAAACGAGACATCGAGGTACTCGTCGTAGAGCTTCTCATCCAGGTCCGCCGCCTGGGCAGACTTGGTCTGAAATACCGCGCCGTTGATTTGCATGTGTGTCCCACCCATGGCTGAATCCTCTCAGGGTGAATCCTAGTGCAATTTCAGTGAAAATGTAACCTAGGACGCGACCAGCTGGCCGCTAATCTTCATGGTAGATCTCGATACAACGACATCGGATCGTTTCCTCAGGCGGCCCCGAGGGGTCTCCAGGATACTGCAGCTCGTAGCCGCCAACGTTGAACGGCTCGTCCATGCCGACTCGCTGGCCATCTGCCTCGATGTGCGTAGGCCGCGTGCGGCTGTCCTCGGCCGAGACCCACTCCTTCTCGAGGGTCAGGCCAGTGGCCTTGGCCGCCTCCTGGCTAGCGTAGGTCGAGGCGCTGTGGGTCTCGGTGATGGCGATCGTCAGGGCGCGGTTCCGGGCGACCGCCCCGCCAGTCGCGGCTTGGATGCGGCGGGCGATGGTCGCGACCGGCTCACCGTCGAGCTCACCGGCCAGGATCGCATCTAGAATGCTCTCAGCCGTGGTGTCGTAGATCCCGGTGACCTTGGTCATGCCGTACCGGGTCAAGTAGGCCACGATCGCGGCCTCGAACTCCGATGGGGCCTCCTTGCGCGCCTTGCCGAACGCGTCCATGGTCCGACGGCCAATCAGGTTGGCGGCAGCGATGATGTTCGCGTAGACGATGGGGCGTAGGTCCTTGGTGAACTCGCCTAGAGCGGTGATCGCCCCGCGACGCTTCCCGTCCTTGTACCCTTGGGCCGCGGCCTTGGCATATTTGTTGAAGAGCGCGCGGTAGCGGCGAGCGTAGCTTCGCTCCAGCTGGGCCGACAGGCGAAGCCGGATCGCGAGCTCACGGCGCCGATCCATGCGGCTGGCCTTGGCCGCGCGCTGCTCGAGCTGGCTCTCACAAACCGCGAAGCGCTGGCGGGCGTCCGGATACTCGGTGCGCATCGTTGAGTTAGCCATGCAGCGGCTCAGGAACGCCTCGCCCTGCTCCCCTGGTTTCGGCTTCGGCAGCGGCATGTCAGAACCAGTATTTGTCGTGAATGTGAACGCGATGACCAAAGGCCATGACAAACGCCTTGACGAAGGATTTGGCGCGGTTGTTCCCAAAGGCGCGCATGAGGTCGTACTTGAACCGCCATGCGCCGACCTCGGCCTCGATGCGTTGGTGGATGGCTTGCAGCATCAATCCTCTCCCTGTTCCTTGAACGCTAGGCGAGCGAACTGCGCGGCCTTTTGCTTCGAGAAGCCTTGCTCCTGCATCAACCAGTTAGCGAAGCTCTTCTCATCGTCCTGGGCCGCAGGCTCGTTGGTCGAGCCAATCGGCAGCATGGTGGCTGGCACAAGGACCTCGTCCCCGCCCTCGATCTCGTCGTAGCCGACAGCCTGGCGTTTCTCATTGACGGTCAAGAACTCGGCGTTCTGCACCTTGTCCCAAATCGCCTCGCGCCGCGGGGCCAGGGCCGAGATGCTGTCCTCATCGATCTTGAGCATCAGGGTCTCGTCAAACTGCGGCACCAACCAGTTGTTCAGCTCGTCACGCAGCTTGTACAGCCAGGGCAGGATGGTCTGCTCCCACAAAGCAAGGCGCGCCTCCTTCTGGTTGGAGTAGGTGTTATCGCCAGGGATGCCAAGGAGCATCGGCGGTACCCCAAAGGCCAGGGCAATGTCACGCGCGCTCGTGTGCTTGCTGTTGATGTAGTCCATGTCCTGCGGCGACAGCCCCATCTGGCGCCAGTCAAGGCCACCCTCAAGGAGCATTGGACGACCAGCGTTCTTCGCGCCGCTATACTGCTCGTCCATCTGCTTCTTGAGCCGGTTGTACTGCTCATCGTCAAGGTGCGCCGGACCATCCTTCGGGTCATAGACCAGGGCGCCACTGGGCTGGGCGCGGTTGTCAAGCAAGGCCTTGTTCCAGCTGAGCGTCTGGTTGTGCACGTCGACCGAGAAGGCCGCGGCCTCAATCGGGCTCATCCCATACCAGTCGTCCAGGGGATGAAAGGTCTTCATGTGAAGGATGGC